AACCACGAGTGGTTCCCCCGTTACTAAGAATAGGAGTGCTAAAACCGAACCAGCTCTTGCTTGCGTAGTTATAAAGTCGCTGTGCAAGAGTGAAGTCAGTGTGTCCTTGATACGTTGCACCATAGACGGACGCTCTGGCGAAGGCTTCTTGTGCATGTGTCTCATCCTCCCAGAAGTATCTGTCCTTCAGTGTCTCACGAGAAAACACATTAAGGTTTTCTTCTCTGTCGTAATCAATCTGGATACCTAAGTAATCCTGTACGCCTACCTTACTTGTCACTAGGATGCTCCAGCATGTAATTCATCAATCGTTCTTCGTACCATCTAGCTTTACGTAGATCTTCAATAGGTTTCTTCTTGTACCTAAAGCGCCACATATACTTCAGGGCATTGCCACGTAAGTAGCCAATGTACTCATCATGCGAAAGCATCCCACGAATAGCATCAATACATTCAAGACCACCAGTGTTGTAATGCTCTGGTCTGTTAACAGGGTCGTAGGTTTTTGACATGGCTTCTTCAGAGAACCTTGGGTGGTGGTTAGGTTCGTTGTCTTCGTCATCTACAGTTTTGTATCCCATCTTGTTCCATTCCTGTACTGTTATGTTATCAATACTCATCTTCTTCTAACTCTGCCTCGTCTTCTTCATCTACTTCAGCTTCAAATAACTGTAGACGATTAATAAATTTATCTTCAAACCTGTCAAGTAATTCTTCAGACGTAATGTCCAAAGCTTCTAACAAGTCTTCAGCGTCATAGCGTTTAAGTATACGCTCTATTACTTCATCCATCGTTAGTGACATGATCTGCATACTCATCTACTGTGTAAAACTCAAAACCTTCCTTGTGGCACCACTGCCCCATCGTAATCTTAGAACCTTTCCTGACCTTCTTGTTAGGGTCTGACAGGACAAAGATTAACTTGATGGGTGCTATACTATCACGTATTGAAGTGTATTTCTGTGTGTCTCCTGTCCTAAAGAATCCTTTAGTCTCAATGTAATCACCTGTCTTCCTGTCCACAAAGTCTGGCTTGTACTTCCTGTGCATCACGTATGGTACATCATATGGCTCATACAGGAACCTACGTTTAGGTACTATCTGAGCAAAGCGTTTCTCTAAGCCTGACCTGTAGATGCTCTGCTTACGTGATCTCTTGGACTTTAGGCTCATTTACCACCTCCGTTAAGTATCGTGGCCCATAGCTGTAAGCAAAGGCACGTAGGTCTGGGTAACAAGCATGTTTGAAGTGACAGTAAGAGCAACCCATAGCCAGCTTCATGTTACCGGACTTGCCGTCAGGCACTGTATCATGGCATAAAGGTGGCGGTTCTTTCTGCTGTACCATCTCCTTCACATGGATGATACGCTCCTCTATGTCCTTCTTCAGCACTTCATAGACAGGAGCCTGTTCATCCTCTAGGTCATACTTCAGGTAAGTCAAATGACCGTTAGCTTTGTCCATAGCCAGCCAGCCTACTTCTGTCTCACCTTCAGACCTGGCGTAGCCCTTGATCTGATCTATGTACCCAAACGGATCATCAAAAGCAAGCGTAGCGTCCTTAAACTTCTTGAATCCGTAGGTACTAGCAGACTTGACGTCAGTCACTACACCGTCAATCTTGCAGTCCATGCTACCTGATATACCCTGTACAGTAGCTTCTGCCTGCTCATGTGTCACTGTATGGCCTGCCAAGCGTACAAACAGTAGCAGCATCTCCTCAATCAAGTGACCGTACATGAACTTCACAAGGGTGTGTGGCTGCATCTTTTCCTTCGGCCCTACATTATTGTAGTGATTCCACAGGAACCTGTCAGTCTTACCGATGTTAGACATACGAAGTTTACGTGAATCAAAGTTACCACGGCTGGTAAACTCCTTACGCATAAGATCCTTACATGCTTCACCAAAGTCATCAATGATCTGTTCAGCGTCTACTGAGCGATCAGGAGACTTATACTGTACAAGGTTGTATATATCATCTATCAGGGTGTTAGTCGTTTTCATCAAAGTATCCATCTAGTATTTCTTTAGCTACTGGTGCAGCGATCACAAACCATTCATTCTTATTGCCATGATTTTCCCTTAGAATCTCATGTATCTCACTCTCTGCTCTACGTCTATCCTTAGTGTCGTAAGCCTTTATCAAGATGTAATCTCTGTATGGACTACCTGTCTGGAAATGCTTTAGTCTGTCTTCTGCGTCTACTGCCATGCCTATCTTAACCCAGCTAGGGTAGGCTGGACTGTACAAGATGTACACTTGACCTTCTTTTGCGGTCTTGTAGTTACTTAGTGACTCAAATGCTGCATCACCGAATGACTTGTAATATCCGGGTTTGTGTAACGGGTGGTTTATGGATATGTGTTTACCGTTAACCCGCATCCTTCTTTTTTCTTGTTCCTGATTTCTTTTGCTAAGACAGGGTTTACAAACATAGTAACTTTCTTTAACGTAACTTGGATTCCAGTTTTCTCCGGCTGTTAAAGCTACATCACAATCATTACAACTTTTAGTGTGTGTCTGCCCAGCTACTTCCGACTTGGTACTCTCCTGTGAGTTTACATTTGAGTCCCAGTTCAGTTCCTGCTGCTTCCAAGCAGGAGACTGCAAGTCTTCCGTACTTGTCTGCGTGATCTGCTCTAACTTCTGCTTGTACTTCATCATGGATATTCCCCACAAAGTAATAGTCTAGTTTCCACATTGTAGCATATTCTTCCAGCAAACACAATGCTTTTTTCATAACAATTGCACCGGCACTTTGCAGTAAAGTATTGAGTGCAGAGTGTGATGATCTGATATGTAACAGTCTACCGTCTAAGCCTTCAATAGTTCCTTGCTCTGACTCTCTGACAATTCTGTCTTTAAGATCTGCATATGCTGTGAGATTAGACATAAATCGTTCTCTAAGTGTTTTACCAGCAGCTCTGCCTGCTGAAGCCACGCTTCCAAGTTTCTCATCTCCTGCCCCGTAGAGCAGTGCATAGATGAAAGTTTTAGCCTGATCTCTTGATTCAAGTCCTGCAAGTTTTTGGTTAGCAGTGTGGATGTCTCCGTTAATGACTTCATTTGTATAATCCTTATCGTCCATGTAGTGAGCTAACATACGTAGCTCTAGGCCACTAGCGTCAAACCCTACAAGTTTATAGCCTTCTCTGGCAACCCAACACTGTCGGCATTCCTTGCCATACGGTGAGTAGCTTGCCGGTACTTGGGCTAGGTTAGGTTTAGAGTGTGTCATACGACCAGTAACAGCGCCGTTAGTGTTAACGTAGCCATGCACTCTGTCTGTGTCTGGGTCAGCTTCATCTACCCATGACTGCACCTGTGCTACACGTTTCTGTAACATCAGGTACTCAGCGATCAACGCTGCCTGTGGTATGTCCTTGACAGTAGACAATACTGCTTCATCTACTATTGGCTGACCTGTAGGTGTTAGCTTGCAAGGCTTCCACCCAAAGTCCTTCAGGTACTCACCTATCTGCTGACGTGATCCAAGGTTGAATGGCTTGAGTACCTGTCGCATGAATGGTTCTCTGTTGCCTGACTCCTGTACCTTCTGGTACTCATCGTCAGTGAGTCCTACTTTAGACAGGCTGCCGTCCTTCTTGGTCTTTGGCACTACCTGCTTAACGTCAACCCACTTGGGCTTGAATACCTTGTGTACTTCGTCCTCTACAACCAGCTTGCGCTCCTTCAGGGTAGCAAGCAAGTCCATAGCATGTCTCATGTCCAAAAGCCAGCCATTACGTATCTGCTGCTGCGTGATACGCTGCGTCTGGTGCTCAAGGACAATAGACTCCTTGCTAAACTTACGTAGCTCTAGCTTCATCTGATTGTATGCCTTAGCTGTCACACGGACATCTTGGATACAATAAGCAACCATCTCATCGGACAGACAAGTCCAATCACTGTGATCTCCTTTAGGGAATCCCAGGATTTCACCCCAGTTAGATAGTCTGTGACCACCTTCACGTTGTGGGTTAGCAAGACGGGAGAGCACTAAGGTGTCCTCTATTCTACTATTGTCCACCGTGATGCTCCATAGCTTCTCTAGCACCGGCATGTCAAAGCCTATCAGGTTGTGCCCTACGATAGGGAAGTCACCTTCCAGCGCCTGTGACAGGCTCTCACGGTCATAGTGTTCCTGTACCACACCGTCCTGCATAGTTACTGCTAACCATATGGTGTCAGGATCAAGACCGTTAGTCTCTATGTCCAAGAACATTGGTTTATAAGGCACTGTCTACATCCTTCGGCTTACTTGTCTCTGACATTCTACCAGTAAAGTTATCGTACTTCAGGTAGCAACATGCACCAGTGAGTCCAGAGTAACGGTTCTTGAGCACACGCACTGTTGTCGTGTTACGTCGTTCAGGGTTATCGTCCTGTTGATCACGCTCCAAACCAATGACCATATCAGACAATTGTGCTATAGCCTGCGAACCACGCAGTTCACTTAGACTAATCTGCCCACCGTCTTCGTGTGCCTTACCTTGGGTGCGCTTTAGGTGTGACACAAGGAACAAGCCTACACCTAACTCCTGCACCAGTGACCGTAGCTTGGTCATGATGGCATCAATAGCTTTGCGCTCATCACCGTTGTCCTGTGCTGACACAACGATGGACAAGTGATCTAGGATGATCCACTTGCAGTCCAGAGCCTTAGCCATGTACCTAACCCTAGCCAACAGGTTGTCCTCGCTGGTGCTGCCCCAGTGATCAAACAGGTAGAACCTGCCGGTACCTAGGGTGTCCTCCCAGTAAGGAAATGCTAGTTCTGGATCAAGGTCTTCCTCAAGGTGCAAGGGACAGTCTGCCTCTACTGACATGATGCCCAGTGCAGTCCTAGCAACATCTTCCTCCAATGCTAGGATTCCAATGTTGTCCTCCGTTGCCCTGAGCAAGTAGTGCTCTAACTCCCTGACCATCTGGCTCTTGCCCATGCCCGACCCTGACGTTATCGTCACTAGCTCGTATGGTCTAAACCCCTTCGTGTAGGTGTTGAGTCCCTGCCAAGGATAAGGTATTGACTTTACCTTGATCTTGTTGGTTAAGGCATCCCATGTATCACTGCCTTGGATGATACCGTCAGGCTGATAGACCTTGGAATTCCACCACGCCGCAGTGAAGTCTCTCACCTTATTGGCTACTAGCATCTCACTAGCGTCCTTTAAGGGTAGCTTGACTATCTTTAGCTTGCTTGGTGAGAACAAGTCCTTGATATCATCTATGGCCTGCTGGCCTGCCTTGTCACCGTCAAAGCAAACAACCACGTTTTCATAACCTTCAAGGAAATCCAGGTTCTCTTTGATCTCCTTAGCCGCTGACGCTGCTCCGTTACGCAATGAGACTACATCCCACTTGCGCTCAAACATCTCAGACACACTTAGCGCATCTAACTCACCTTCTGTGATTGTTATGTACTTACCACCACCACGGCACGTTTGCTGTCCGAACAGACCTACATTTGTGGTCATGTCACCTGTAGCATGGAAGTCTTTGTTCTTCACATGGCGTACCTTGGTGGCTTTTAGTTCGTCGCTGTCAGTGCTGTAGTACGGGTATATATGCTTTGCAATTTCACCGGCTGCATTGTACTCAACCATGACGTTGTACTTCCTACAAGTCTCTTGGCTAAGTCTTCTGTCCGGTATTGCTGCTATGACTCCCGATGCTGTCATATCTTCTAATGGCCTCCTTGGTTGGGGCTGTAGTTGAACTACGTTGCCATTCACATTTTCGTGGTGATTGCACCCTGCTGCAAAACAATGAGCCGACCCGTTGCTATAACGGGCCAGCGCATCGCTAGAGCCACACTTAGGGCATGGCTCATGTTTTACAAAGGTGCTCTTTTCTCCACTATAGGTCGGCATCTATGCCGCTGCTGTCTTCGGCTGCCTCTACTACCCGAACTGCGTTTAGGTAGGTCGGTGTGCCGTGTACAGGGTGTGGTGTTGCTGTCTTATAGCTGAGACGTACCAC